TATATGAATATATTTTTTTTACATAAAGACCCACAATGGGCAGCCAATGCATTATGTGATAAGCATGTGCCAAAAATGTTATTAGAATCAGCACAAATGTTATCAACTGCTGTGCGTAGACATAAAACAGAATTTGAAAACTATGATAAAATTTATAAATCCGCTTACCCTAATCACCCTATGACTAAATGGGTAGGAGATACAAGAACTAATTTTCGTTGGGCATTAGAAAATGCTGTGTTCATTAGTCAAGAATATTGTAAACGTTTTAAAAAAATACATAAGTCATCTGAAGTTATTAATAATATTTATGATGCTAAATATATGGAAGACATACCAACACAAATGCATCCAGATTATATTACTACACCTCCTCAATGTATGCCCGATGAATACAAAGATGATGATTATGTAACTGCGTACAGAAAATATTATAAAGGTGCGAAAGCTTATTTTGCTAAATGGCAACGAGGTGTAGATGCACCCGAATGGTGGGCAGTATGATAGATAAACATATAGGTTGTCCTTCTTATCCTGTATGCGAAGATGCTCCTCTTGGCTGTATAGTAGAGCAAGGAATAGATAATGTAGAATGGTATGGACACAAAGATAACGAGGATAAAAACAAAAGTGAATAAAATTTGGACAGAAGAAAATATAAAAAAACATCTCGCCTCTGATAATAGAGGCGTAAATGTTTACTATAAAAAATTAGGTAAGAGAGATTGTATGATGTGTAATAAAAAATTTGATACTTATAGTCGCTTCGATAGATTTTGTGATACATGTAAAAAAACAGATATGTATAGGTGTCCTTAATGTATAGATTTTTTGTAATGCTGTTGTTAATTTTAATATTACTTACTACCTGTATGGGCTGTACTTATATGGTAGCAAAAGAAACAGTTAAAGTAATTGATAAAGCCTTGACACAAAGTCCTAATCCAGATAAAAAAGAAAAGATATTAATTAAACAAAATAAAACAAAAGATAAAGCTAGAGAGTTTTATTGTAGTAAAGTAAAAGATAAGGAGAAATGTAGTAATGATTAAAAGTTTTTTTCAACCACAGTTTGTTGACTTATTAACAGACTTTATGTATAACGACTTAAAAGAAAAAGTTAAATCAAAATCCAATATAAAAAAAAGCATTAATACTTTTGAAGATACTTGGGTTAACATGTTAAGGAATAGTAAAAAAAATGACAAAAGAAAAAGTTGAATTACCAGACTACTATGACTTTAGAAAGCCAGAGTTTATAAATAAAAAAGAAAAAGTTGAAAAGGATTGCATGATGTGCAACAAACCTTTTATGAGTGAGGGAATAAAAAATAGAATTTGCAATGGCTGTAAAGCAACAGATGATTGGCAGTATGGAAATGATTACAAGGTGGTAGAGTAATGTGGAAACTAATTGATTGCGGAACATACCCTTGGTTTGTTAGAGAAACAAAAAAATATTTTTATTGTGTATATTCTTTAACAGGGGAGACAAAAAAATTAAAAGTAAAACGAAGTGAAATTCCTATGTATATGTCCATGCATAAAAGTTATTTAGCGTATTTAAAAACTTGGCCCCTTAACACAGCATCTTGTACACTTGACAAAAAGAATGTAAAGTTTTATATAGACTTGTGGAAAAATAAAAATAAAACTAATGTAATGAAAGAAATAATTAAACAAATGAAAGCGACAACATGGAAAAAGAATTAATAATACTACTACTAGATAAAAAATTTTATACTAAAAATAAAAGTAGATTATCTAAAGAATTTTTTACTAATGGAACCGGGGAATTATATGAAACAATTCGCCATGCCCATGAGGATTCTGAAACAGATTTAAGTATTAGTGAGGTATCCTCCCTACATATGGATGTGTATAATCCTGCATCCACAAGGGCTAAGAGAGAGAACTTTGATTTTTTAATACAAGAGATAAAAGAATTACCACTACCTAATGAAAAGATTGCCAATAATGTTATTCGTTCATTGTTTAAAAGAAGGATTGCAAATAAAATTGCAGTTTTAGCTACCGAAATATATAATGGAAAAGATGCAGATTTCTCTGAAATAAAAAAAGAATTAGAACTTTCATTTGATGATATAGATAAAGATGAATACGATTATATTACTTCTGATGTTAATAGCTTAATAGATAAACTAAAAGATAACACAAAATTTAAATTTAATCTCCCTATGTTAAGAGATAAAGTTAATGGTGTTGGGGAGGGAAATCTTATTGTTATATTTGCTAGACCAGAGAGTGGTAAGACAGCCTTCTGGGTTAACTTAGTCGCAGGAGTCAATGGGTTTGCCTCTCAAGGTGCTAAAGTTTGTGCACTTATTAATGAAGAGCCTGCTATTAGGACTCAAATGAGACTAATTAATGCTCATACAGGGATGACCTTTAACCAAATTCGTGCTGATATGGAGGGTACTAAAGAAAAATGGGCAGAGGTAGAGAAAAATATTAAGATACTTGATACTGTTGATTGGTCATTAGATGAGGTTGATGAGTTTGTTCAGAAAGAAAAACCAGATATACTAATTATAGACCAATTAGATAAGGTAAATGTTAAGGGTAATTTTGCAAGGACAGATGAAAAACTTCGTGCTGTGTATACAGGGGCAAGAGAAATAGCCAAAAGAAATAACTGCTGTGTTGTGGCTATATCACAGGCATCTGCTGATGGTCATGGTAAATTTGAATTATCATTTGATATGATGGAAGGCAGTAAGACTGGTAAGGCAGCAGAGGCTGATGTTATTATTGGTGTGGGCTTTAGGGATAAAGTTGATACAGACCAAAATGTTAGAGGTCTTTATATAAGTAAGAATAAAATAACAGGGTGGCATGGTCAGATTGTCTGTACTATAATACCAGAACTATCGAGGTATGATGTATGATTAGAGGTGTAACAACAAGAGAAGATGGATTTTTATTTGGTGGATACTTTGCTAAAAATTCTGGAAGACTAGATAGAAGGGGCAAACCAATGTGGTATTCCCCAAAAGCTTGGGAGGTTAAGAGACAGGGTAGTCTTAGAAGGCATAGAACTGTTCGTGCTTGGATTACAGATAGGGTGGATAGAGTTAAGAGATTTAAAGGTTGTAGCGAATGTGGCTATAAAAAAAATCCTGTTGCTTTACAATTCCATCATGTTGACCCATCTACAAAAATAGATAATGTTTCCTCCATGAGAAGAAGTAGCTATGCACAATGGGGTAGAATAAAAACAGAAATGAGAAAATGTGTTGTAGTATGTGCAAATTGCCATAGTATAGAAACACAAGAAAGTTATAAACGATGATTAGTGTATTTGATGTAGAAACGAGTTTTCAAATTACAGAGGAAGGGAAGAGAGACCCATCAGCTAAAAATCCTAAAAATTTTTTAGTGTCTTTAGGTATTAATGATGAGTATTTTTTCTTTAACCATAGCGAATTACCAGAGGAGCAGGCAAAAGGTAAAATAGCAATAGAGAATAAAAAGAAAATACAATCCATTTTAGATGAGACAACACTTCTTATTGGCCATAATATTAAATTTGATTTGTTATGGCTGTGGGAATCTGGTTTTAAATACGATGGTAAAGTTTGTGACACAATGTTAATTGAATATGTTTTTAATAGGGGGATTAAAAGAAGTATTAGTTTAAAAGAATGTTGTGCATTTAGAGGAGTAATACAAAAATCTGATTTAACAGAAGGCTATATAAAAAATAATATTTCATTTGAACATATACCCATTGGTATTGTAGAAGAGTATGGTCGTATAGATGTTAAGGCTACAAGGTCTCTGTATGATTCCCAGATGCTTCAATTGCGTAAGCCTCAAAATAGACATTTAATTAGAACAATACAAAATATGTGTCAGTTTGTAGTAGTATTAACTAAAATGGAAGACAATGGTATATACATTGATAGAGAGGCATTGGATGTAGTTGAGAAAAATTTTAAAGTTGAGTATGATGATTTGCGTGTTAAGATAGAGGAGGAGACCCATTATCGTATGGGAGACACAAAGATTAATCCTGCTAGCCCAGAGCAATTATCATGGGTAATCTATGGTGTTAAGGTAAAAGATAAAAAGACTTGGTCAAAAACATTTAATTTAGGTATAGATAAGTTTACAAAGAAACAAAAACGAAGACCTAGACTAGGAATAAAACAATTAAAACAAATATTCTCTAACCAATTGGAGCCTATATTTAAAACTAAAGCAGAGCAATGCCCTGTCTGTAGGGGTAAGGGTACTGTTCAAAAAATAAAAGTAGATGGCTCACCTTATAAAAATTTAAGTAGTTGTCAAGAATGTAAGGGAGAAGGGTTTGTGTACATAAAATTAAATGATAGGGCAGGGTTTTCTGGTAAGGTTACTTCTGTTAATGAAATTTCTGAAGGGGGTTTTAAATCTGATAGAAAAACTTTGGCAAAAATATCTGCAACATCTGATGATTCTTTAAAAGAATTTACTAAAAAAATTATAAGGCACAATGCATTGGAAACTTACTTGAATACATTTGTTGAGGGTATTAAAAAGTTTACAACTGAGAAAGGATTTTTGTATCCTAGTTTTAGACAGACCGGAACTCGCACAGGTAGGCTAGCAAGTCGCAATCCTAATTTTCAAAATCAACCTAGAGGTAATACCTTTCCTATTCGTAAGGTTATTAGTTCTCGATTTGATGGAGGTAAAATTATGGAAATAGATTTTGCACAATTAGAATTTCGCACTGCTGTTTTTCTTGCACAGGATAAGCAAGGTATGGAGGATATAAAAAATGGTGTTGATGTTCATCAATACACAGCAGATATCATAGGATGTTCCAGACAGGATGCAAAGGCACATACATTTAAACCCTTGTATGGTGGCATGTCTGGCTCTGAAAATGAAAAAAAATACTATTCGGCTTTCTTAAAAAAGTATCCGGATATAAAAGTTTGGCATGATAAACTACAGACGGAGGCATTAAGAACAAAAGTTATTACTCTACCAACAGGTAGACAATACGCCTTTCCAAAAGTAGAACGCATGTCATATGGTGGTTCAAGTTTTTCTACACAGATAAAAAATTATCCTGTGCAGGGATTTGCTACTGCTGATATTGTTCCTTTAGCTTGTATAGGTATACAAGAATTGCTGGAGGAACATAAAACCAAGAGCCTACTTATCAATACTGTACATGATTCTATTGTGGCAGATGTCTTTCCCGGGGAAGAAAAAGAAGTCGCTTTCTGTCTAAACAGTGGTTGTTTAGGGGTTATTCAACGGATGAAAGATATGTACGGAATTGATTTCAATGTCCCACTAGAT